CGAGTATGCCGTTGCAGGTACGACTGCAATAATCACAATTGGTGCTGGCGCCACAGGAACAAGAACAAGAGGAACAAGTGGGTCAAATAGTCTTTTTGACACTGTTATAGCATATGGCGGCGGCGGTGGCGGCGGCGGTACAGACACTGGTGGTACACGAGATGGCGCACCAGGGGGCAGCGGTGGCGGCGGATGTTACATAGGTGGCGGTGGCGCAGCGATCCCGGCTGGTCAAGGTAATGTTGGTGGCGGTGGTCCTGGCGTTATAAGTCCATATCCAGGTGGTGGCGGAGGCGGCGCAGGTGCCGCTGGCAGTAATGGATCGGGGTCAATTGCCGGTGCAGGCGGCATTGGACTGGATTGGCCCACTGGAACTGGAACCATTGGTGGTACAGCTATTTGGGATACGACAGAGTTAATTGGCACAGGAGATCTAGTAGCAAAAACCAATGGTGGTTGGGGCAGCTTTATGAACGCTTATGCTGTGTGGCATACTAGCGGTAGTTCAACTGTGGGAGTTGATCAAACCGTGACAGTTGCATTTCCATATACAGGATTATATGTTATACAGGCAGCAGCCGATAATGGCGTAACTGTTTACGTAGATGGAGTTAGTCGAACAAGTACTACCACGTATACCGGGTCAGTTACTGTAAATATAACGTTAACCAGCGGCAATCATGACATACGTACGGTGGCTTACAATCTTGGTGGCCCAGGCGGCGTATCTGTTTTAATTGCCAGCGCAACTAGTAATTATTATGCTGGTGGCGGCGGCGCCGGCGTTAGAACAGGTGGATCGGGCGGCCTAGGTGGTGTAGGTGGAGGTGGTAACGGGGCTCTAGTGTCTAATACCAACGGAGGAAATGCTACGGCTAACTCTGGTGGAGGTGGTGGTGGATCAAGTCAATATACCAGCTTGCCCTATGGTGGCAATGGCGGTTCTGGCATTGCTAAGATTCGCTATTCAGATGTTTACCCAGAATCGGCAGCCACAGGTGCAACATATGCGTTAGCAGATGGATATAGAACATACACTTGGGCGACATCGGGCTCTATTGTGTTTTTTACTCCGTTTACCACAGTTGATTTAACATACGACCCAACTTGGAGCGGCGGCAGCTTTACTGTTAGCGGAAATACAGTTACAACAACAGGGCAGTTTGCCAGCGTACTCTATGCTATAGTACAAACTACAGGTAAAATATATTTTGAGTTTACAGTAATCAGTGAGATTGGTGATGGATATGGCTGGTACGTGGGAGTTCAACGGGTACCTACTAGGGTAGGCAACTATCATAACGGAACAAGTGGGAATGGAAACGGTGGCGCCGGAACAGCGTTTGGATCCATTGTGGCTACTCATACTTACGGAGTGCTGATAGATTTAGACGCACAAACAGTATCATGGAATGGCGCCACCGCAGTAGCAATCCCGGGAACAGGACAACTTTACTTTGCAGTATATGATGGAACCAGTAGTGGTACTGGATCAGGCAGTATAAATTGGGGTACTAGTAGTTTTGTAAATACAGTACCAGCCGGCGCGATTCCTGCAGGATCGGTATGATTTTTAATGAGTAAATACTAATATGACGTTTCCAACTACACCAGCAGACACAACTACAGCAGTGGTAGACGGTATAACCTACATTTATTCTGCCGCAGATAATGCTTGGACCAGGATTGCGCAAGGTGTACAAGGTACTGATACTGCATTTGTTATAGCAAACACCACAATAAGTTCAAGTACCGTCACTGGGGCGCTACAAGTAGCTGGTGGTGTAGGTATTGCTGGCAATGTCTATATTGGCGGTAATGTTGTTGCCGGTAACGTAGTATCATTGGGTACTTACGCTGCTATCACTGGTGCCAATTTGATATCTACTGTAGATTTTGCTGCGTCTGGTAATGTTACAGTTACTGGAAATGTATACACTGACAACTATTTCTATGCAAACGGGACACCATATTACAATACCGGCCCGACTGGTTACACTGGTAGTTTTGGTGCAACAGGCCTTACTGGTGCAACAGGTGCAACTGGACCTACTGGTGCAACTGGACTTACAGGTGCAACAGGCGCAACTGGTATTAGGGGCGATTCTGGCTCATTTGGTGGCGAAGCATTTTCATATATATACAGCAGTGACATTACCTTAACTGATCCTCCTGCAGGAAACGTTGAATTTAATACTTCTACATTATCAGCCGCTACTTTACTGTATATTAACTTTTATGATGCGTCGGGTGCATCAACTTATAGTTTTTTACAGACCATTGATGACTCGACATCAACTATCAAAGGGCACTTTAATGTAGTTGAAAGTGGAAATAATGCAAACTATGTAATGTTTGCAATCGTTGGTTCTCATACCGAAGAAGGAACACCTACCCCCAACCATTTCCATGTTCCAATCTCTTATTTGTCAGGTCCAGGATCATTTACCAATGGCATGCCATTGGTAATTACGTTTGCAAGAACTGGTGATCGTGGCGATACGGGCGCAACAGGATCAACGGGTGTGACTGGCCCAACTGGACCCACAGGTATAGGTGCTACAGGCGCCACTGGTGCAAGCGGTGCTAGCGGTGCAACTGGCTTAACCGGCGCCACTGGTATAACTGGTAATGTGGGTGCAACAGGACCCACTGGCATAACAGGCGCCACAGGGCCCAGTGGCCTAGCTGGTGCAAGCGGAGCAACAGGTGTCACGGGTGTAACTGGACCAACCGGAGTTGGTGCAAGTGGAGCAACAGGCGCAACTGGCCCTACTGGTATAACTGGTAATGTGGGTGCAACAGGTGAACCAGGATCAACAGGCGCAACAGGGCCTACAGGTATAACAGGTGGAGTTGGCGCTACTGGAGCAACAGGTGGAGTTGGCGCTACTGGTGTAACAGGAGCCACTGGTGCCACAGGTGTCACTGGCTATACTGGATCAATTGGTGCCACAGGCGCAACCGGAGTCGGTGCAACGGGCGCAACAGGTGCAAGCGGCACAATAGGTTACACAGGTAGTGCTGGCACCGGCGGCGGCGGTGGTGGTAACAGCACCACAGGCAGCAGCCCACCAGTATCGTCCTACCTAGGTGATCTATGGTACGATACCACACGTGATGTATTATTGCGCTATACTGATGTAGGCGTTGGCACCAACTTTTGGCTTGACCTAACTGGTCCTATATACAACTTTGGTGTAGTAGCAACCATAGCCACCATAGTAGCACCCACAATCGAATACTTGGTTGTTGCTGGCGGCGGATCGGGTGCCGGCTACGCAGGTGGTGGCGGTGCCGGTGGATATCTAGCAGCCTCCGGTTATGCAATAACAGCGGGCGCGAATATCACTATCACAGTTGGCGGCGGCGGAGCAGCGGTAACAAACGTAGCTAACGATGGTAACAATGGTAACCCTTCATCTATCAATGACAATCTCAATTACTCGGGTAGCTTTAACGGCACTAATCAATATTTAAGTCTACCAATTAATGCAGCATTTAGTTTTGGTACAGATAATTTTACGGCCGAAGCCTGGATTTATACAACTTTACCCGGTAATACATATGGTAAAACTATTTTTGATGCTAGACCAGACGATATCAATGGAGCCTATTGGACCATTGGTATAACTCCATCGGGAATACTTAATGCTACTACTATGACAACTGGGGGAGCGACCTTAGCCGCACCCAGCGTGATGCCTTTCAGCCAATGGGTTCATGTTGCCTTTACTAGAGCATCGGGTGTTCTTAATTTGTGGGTCAATGGCGTATCTGTTGCATCGGCTAGTGGAAATTCAGATAACATTAGCTCTAATGGTTTAAAAATAGGTGCTAATGCTTTCAGGAATTCCGGAGCCTCAGATACATATTTTAATGGATATCTCTCTAATGTTCGTATAGTAAAAGGTGTAGCAGTCTACACTGGCACATTTACCCCACCTGCTAGATCACTAACTGTTACTCAAAGCAGCGGAACAAACATCAGTGCTATCACTGGCACACAAACCAGTTTGTTAACGTTAAAAGGTTCGTCAATAGTAGATACTTCTACTAATGCATTTAGTATTACCAATAATGGTGCAGTGTCGACAACTAATTCACAATCACCATTTATACCCCTAGCGTTTGGTGGTGGCGGTGGCGGTGGCTACGGCAATGCTGGTAAAGCCGGCGGTTCAGGGGGCGGTGGTGGTATTGGTAGTGGAACACCAGCCGGCGGTGCCGGTGTCACTGGTCAAGGGCGTGCAGGTGGTGCCGGTGGTAACTACAATAACCCTTACCCAAGTGGTGGCGGTGGCGGCGCTGGCAGCTCAGGTGGAGCCGCAGTTGGCAGCACACAGTCGGGTGCTGGTGGCATTGGCAATATTGCTACTATAATTACAACCACAATCGCATCTGCACTGAACATTGGTCAAGTGGTCAGCACTGATGTTTATTTTGCTGGTGGCGGTGGCGGTGGTATTGGATATGGTGCCGCTGGCATAGGTTTGGGCGGTTACGGTGGCGGCGGCAACGGCGGCAACACTGGTACAGGTGTAAACGGTGGATCCAATACCGGTGGCGGTGGAGGTGGCCAAGGTTACAATTCTGGAAGTGCAGTGGGCGGGGCAGGTGGTAGCGGTGTAGTTGTTATTCGTTATCCAGATGCCTACGCCGATGCTGTATCAACTACCAATTGTGCAGATATCAGAACAGTGGGTGGATATAAAATATACACCTGGAAAACCAGCGGAACAATAACTTTTTAAGCAAGCGACTAATACATGGCATTCCTAAGTTCACCAAGTAACGGGCAAGTAATAACAGTAAATGGCATCAGTTATACCTACAACGGTACTAACAATGCCTGGTACCGCACTGGCCCCACCACAGCCAATGTGGTTACCACAGTAACTGCCAACGTTACCAGTAACACTGCCAGCACCAGCACTACTTCGGGCGCACTCACTGTTGGTGGCGGCGGCGGGTTTGCAGGCAATGTCTACATTGGCGGTCAATTGGTCACCACTGGCGGTGTATTCTGGGCTAACGGAACAGCATTCAGCAGTGGTGGCACAGGTGGTGGGGGCGGTGGTGGGGGCGGTGCCTACTATTTCTCCGACACAGCGCCTGTTGGTGCAGTAGCTGGCGACAGATGGTTTGATACCACAGTTGGCATATTGTTTACCTACACCGATGATGGTTCTAGCACACAATGGGTTGAGGCAGCAGCCAGCGGATTCTTAGGACAAACTGGCTACACTGGTAGCATTGGCGATCTAGGATATACGGGCAGCGTGGGGTATGTTGGATCGGCTAGTACAGTGGCTGGTTATACCGGTAGCGTGGGCGCAGGCTACACTGGTAGCGTTGGTCAATTGAGCTACACTGGAGTTGTTGACAATTTTACTGGTAACGGATCCGCGGTGGCTTTTACACTGAGCGTTACGCCAAGAAACATAAACAATACTACCGTTAATTTAAACGGTGTAATACAATTAAAGAGTTCGTATACCGTATTAGATAACGTGCTGACATTCAGCGAAGCACCGCCTGTTGCGGCAGCAATTGAAATTACCACACAGGTATATGGCCCAGCATATACACCGTTCTTGACACGGTTGTATACCAGCAGTGGCGGCAATACATTCACAGTCAGCAATGGTGTGACCAACGACAGTGTGTTGGTCATGGCCAATGGTGTAGTACAGCGTCCAGTAACTGATTACGCAATCTCAGGCTCAACGCTAACCATGGCGGGAACTGTCAGCCCCGGAGTAGTTATACACATAAGAGAATTGCCTGGTGCAATTCAAGGTGACACTGGTTACGTTGGTAGCACAGGAAGTTTGGGCTATACTGGTAGTACCGGCATTGGCTACACTGGATCAGCCAGCACAGTGATTGGCTACACTGGTAGTCAAGGTATTACTGGTGCAGTTACCTACACAGTAACATCACCTGGTACATCGGCTTTTGTGATTAATGGAGCAAGCAATCCTACAATTACATTGGCCCGCGGCTACACCTACTATTTTGATGTTGGATCCGAAGGATTCATTATTAAAACCATTGGTACCACCGGAGCCAGTAATTATTACAATTCGGGCGTAACTAATAATGGTGGATCAAATTCCAGAGTAACATTTACAGTTCCGTATGATGCACCTGCTACACTGTATTATGTGTCATACACATACAGTAGTATGGTGGGGGTATTTCAAATATTTGATTTGGGACAAATGGGATATTCAGGTAGCGTGGGATACGCTGGTAGTGCTGGTGCAGGATACACCGGCAGCTCAGGAGGAATTACATCAGGAAGGGCCATTGCAATTGCAATGGTATTTGGAGGATAATATATGGCAGCACCAAACATAGTTAACGTAGCAACAATTACAGGAAAAACAACCGGAACATCACTTACTAGTACAACAGTAACAACAGTATTAACCAATGGTGCTAGTTCAGGAAAAGTTTTTAAAATAAATGTGCTCAACGTAGCTAACACTAACACTTCAACAGCAGCGGAGGTTACAGTAAGTTACTACAACGGAGCAACAGCTTTTCCTATTGTGGCAAACGTGAGTGTACCGTCTAAAAGTACACTAAACGTTATTGATAAAAGTAGCCAATACTATTTAGAAGAAAATACCAGCATTACTGCGGTAACCCCAACAGCCAGCGCACTAGTAGTCACAGTTAGCTACGAGGAAATCAGCTAGTATGAGCAAGAGATATCCTGGCGGAATAATTTCAGGATCAAATTATAATCCTACCTCTTCCAGTGGTAGCGGGTTTTGGACTTTATCTCAGCAGTTGCAAAATAAACAAGCAGGTGTCTGGCCAGGTCCTGGCCAATTGTTAATTGACTATATTATAGTTGGTGGCGGTGGCGGAGGGGGTACAGGTGATGCTGCTCTAGCTTGGCAAGGCGGTGGGGGCGGTGCCGGCGGTGTTGTGGTCAAAACCGGATTCATTACATCAACCGGATCATATACAGTTACTATAGGTGCAGGCGGACCAGCGATTGTTTTAAACAGTGGTAATAGTACTGCTGCGCTATCCACTGGATTAAGTTCAACATTTAATGGATTTACTGCATTGGGTGGAGGACAAGGCGGCGGCAGTTACACCACGGGCACCGGAGTTCCGCAAGCATTACTGGCTGGAGGGTCTGGTGGAGGCATGTCGGGCATTGGCGCAGGTGCTGCTAATCAACCATCATCTGCCAGCGGCGGACTAGGCTTTGCAGGAGGCGCTGGTGGTGCAGCTACATATTCCAGTGGTGGCGGCGGAGCAGGCGGAGTTGGAGGGCTCGGAATTACAACTGCATCAGGGCAAGGTGGAGTTGGATATACTTGGTTTGATGGAAATACATATGCCAGTGGTGGCGGTGGTGGTGCTGCTGGAGCCACAGTTACTAATGGATTAGGTGGAGGCCAGTCTGGGGCACTATTATTCAATGGCAGCAACTATCTAAGTGCAACCAATGCAGGAGGCTGGGTCAGCAGTGACCATACAGTTGAAGCTTGGATGTATATAACTACAATGCCAGACCCAGCAAACGCAAATCAGTACATCCGGGCATCTGCAATTGCAGCCGAAGGCGATGGTGCTAGTAATGCCACGTGGCAATTTTACTTTCAACCCAGTGGGTTAACTGTTGTTTATAAAGCAGTTAACAATACACTATATTTTGTCTCTGCTGGATACACTTTCTCAACATTGACTTGGTATCACGTAGCATTTTCAAGATCGGGTACTACTGCTCGATTATTTGTTAATGGTGTACAGATTGCCACTGGAACAGTACCGGCTTGGACATCTCGGACTATATTACAGATTGGACGTGGTGCTACATCAAGTTACACATATCCGTTCTATGGTTACATTACCAATTTTAGAATGGTAAATGGTATAGCAGTATACACTGGCAATTTTACTCCGCCGGCGGGCCCATTAACTGCGGTGCAAGCTGCTAATCCTTTTGGTGGCAGTAATGTTGCCGCAGTTACAAGTGGCACTACTTCTGTATTATTAACAGCCTTATCATCGGCTGCTGCATTTACTGATACTGGTGCCTTTGGATATACTATAACCAACGTTGGTTCTGTAACATACTCTACATTATCCCCAATTACAGCCGCTGGTGTTGGCGGCGGCGGCCGCGGTGGTAGTGTTCTCAATGCTGTGGCAGCAACAAATGGTATTGCAAATTCGGGAGGGGGCGGTGGCGGTAGCTACTATGATAATGTTCCAGGTGCAGGCGGTAGTGGACTAGTTGTTGTCAGATATCCTGGTTCTGCGGCCGCGGCCACTGGAGGAAATATAAGTATTAGTGGCGGTTATGTTTATCATGCATTTACTACCAGCGCGGCGTTTGTTGTGTAAAATGGATCAATAATGGCAAAAAAATTCCCAGGTGGACTAATAACTTCAACTACAATATATCCGGCAGATGGTGGAGTTTGGACCACGGCCGACACTGCCAAATATACAGGTGCAGATACTTGGACCACAAATGATCCCTATAGAAAAAGTGTTATTTTAGAAATACAAGCTGATACCACAGCACCAGTATACAATACCGATGCTAGTTCAAACGCACTAACCGTTGTCCCAGCTGGCTCTGCTCGCCCAGATTTAAACAATCCATTCTTGCCAACTACTGGTCTTAACTATCCAGTCTATTTTGGTGGTGCTGCTCAATTGACAACAGCCGCAAACTCTGCTGCTTTTGCCACTGGAGTAGGAGATTTTACAGCAGAATGCTGGATATATATTAGCACACCCGGTATAGCAACTGAAGCAATTGCCAGCACCACTGCTGGGGGTAGTAATGCTGGATGGCACTGGTATATCAGTAACACCAATGGCATGGGTATACGCAGTAACAGTAGTAATTGGGTACTACCACCAAGTGCTGGGCTTCCGGGTTCAGCCGGTTACATACCAACTAACAGTTGGATGCATGTTGCTTATACCAGACGTGCAAATGTGCATGCCTGTTGGATGAATGGCACATTAACAAATAGTGCAACTCAAACAGTCAGCTGGACAGACAACGTGCTAATGATTGGAAATAGCAACACTGGTCAATTCTTTAATGGATACATTAATAACTTTAGATTTGTCAACGGTGTTGCACTATATGGAGCATCAGTGCCAACTACCCTGGCTGCCAATGTAACAGGAACATCGCTATTACTAAATGTAACTTCTGCGCCAACCTATATCACAGATTCCAGTGCCAATGCATTTACAGTGCTCAACCCAGCAACGTATCCAATCACCTACAGCACACTAACACCTGTGGACGCTGGTGGTAGTCTAGTAACTGCCAATTTGGTTTATCAACAATTGTTTACCAGCAATGCAACTTGGGTATGCCCTGCGGGTGTTACCAGTGTGTCGGCGGTAGCCGTTGGTGCAGGTGGCGGTGGCAACTCAGGCTGGAGTGGACACAATGGCTACTCTGGTGGCGAGGGCGGTGGCGGGGGTGGCCTGGGATGGCGAAATAACATCTCAGTAACACCAGGAACCAGTTATACTGTTGTTGTTGGTTCAAGAGGGATTGGTGGCCCAAGTTCATTAGGCAGCGGTGGTGTGAGCATAGGTGGTGCCGGTGGCGACAGTTACTTCATTAATAGAACAACTGTTTTAGGTGTTGGCGGCAGCGGCGCCATTAATAACACCGGCGGCGCTGGCGGATCATTTCTTGGTGATGGTGGCGGCCTCGGTGGTACTGGCGGAACAACAGCCACTGGAGCCACATTCGCTACTGCCGGCGGGGGCGGAGGTGGTGGATACACTGGTGCAGGCGGTAACGGCATGTTTGGGCCAACTGGTAACGTTACTACAGCAGGTACAGGCGGAGGCGCTGGCGGCGGCTTGGGGTATTATGCTGGCAATGCACCTTACCCCATCGGCACCGGTGGCGGCGGTGTTGGCGTACTTGGGCAAGGAACCAGTGGTAATGCAGCACCTGGGCTAAACCAAGAAACTTTTGGTGGATCGGCCGACTATGCACCGGGCGGCGCACTGTTTTTTAATGGTTCTAGTAGTTATTTGACTGTGCCTGCCAATGCAGCATTTAGTTTTGGAACTGGTGATTTCACCATGGAATGTTGGATATATACAAGAAGTTTGGCTGCTACTCAACAAACTATTGATCTATTTAGCAATGCATCTGGATCATACATCGTTGGCCAATGCCAACTTCAATTGTTAACTACTGGAGCAGTTGCTCTTGGTTATGCCACTGCCGCCTCCGCTGCTACCTTTTTTGGCACAGCAGCATCGGCAGTGACTATAAACTCTTGGTATCATATTGCTGTGGTTCGTTCGGGCTCTGCCGTTGGAAACTTAAAAATTTATGTAAACGGCGTGCTTGCAGCAACCAGCCCAGGAGCATTGACCCAAGCCTTTGGTACCACTGGTGGAATATCAATTGGTAGACAAACAAATGATTCTAGTAACGTCTTTTCTGGATACATAACTAATGCACGTATAGTCAAAGGTGTTGCAGTCTATACAGGCAACTTCACACCACCCACTGCGCCACTGACTGCTACCCAGACTGGTAACCCAATACTCAACATTCAAGCAATTGCAAGTTCAAGTTCAACATCATTATTATTGTTGTCTGCAAACAGTGCCGCATACATAACTGATTCAAGCACAACACCCAACACCATAACCAACACCGGAGTTATCTATAGATTAACAACACCATTTGGCACCGGCAATGGTGGTGGCGCCCGTGGTTGGGCAGTAGGAGCACCCGGCGGCATAACTACACTGGGATATAATCCCGGCGGCGATTTTGGTGGTGGCGGTGGTGGTGGCAGTGATAACAGCGGCCAAGCACCTATAGGTGGTTATGGAGGCCAAGGCGCAGTACGTATAATATGGGGACCAGGCAGAAGTTTTCCTAATACGCTGACCACAGATCAAAGTCTAAACATACAGTATCTACAGGTGGCAAATAACGCTGCCTTCCAAGTCGGTGCTGGCGACTTTGCAGTAGATCTTTGGATATATCCAACTACCGTAGTTGGGCTACAGCGAGTATTCTCCATTTCAAATAGCACAATCGCTAGCAATGCAGACGAAGGCATTGTTCTTGAACTGAATAATGCTGCAATGACTGCAACCATATATTCAGGAGTTACTGCTTATACTATCACAGAATCCGCAGGTGTACTATCACCAAACACATGGTACTATTATCGATTAATACGCACAGGTACCACATTGTCGTTGTATAGGACCGCCGGACTCAGCGGTTCGGTAGCAGTGTCAACTGTATCAGTCAACTGGTCTGCCAGCTTCCAAACCTATATAGGTGCTTGGATAAATGGACCCAGCAGACCATTCGTTGGATACATTACCAACATTCGTGTAGTTAAAGGCACGCTGGTAATTGTCACTGGCAACTTTACACCATCAACTGTGCCGTTGACAGCCGTACAAGATTTAAACGTAAACGGATTTCCGTCAGCTGCAATCACAGCCGGTCAAACTAAATTATTAGCATTGCAGAATAGCACGTTTGTTGACAATTCTGGAAATAATTTAACTTTAACAAATACCAATGCTGCCATTAGGCCCACTCAAGCTCGTGCGCCGTTTGCTAGTGCGTTAACATTGTCTGGCGATAATGCTACACTGGGTTCAACTTATTTTAACGGTACTACAGATTACTTTACCATTGCAGATGCACCTGAGTTTAATATTGGAGTATTGAATACTACACTAGAAGCTTGGATATGGACCACGCTAACTACTCCTACTGGAGCTGTGTTTGCCAAGCGTGGCACAACAGCATTATTTTCTGGTTACCAATTGGCATTTGCAAGTACACTTGCCCCGGTGTTTAATGCCAGTACCGATGGTGCAACTTGGACGGTTGCAATTACCTCAAATGCGTCTATTAAGGCCGGACTATGGAATCACGTGGCGGTTACTAAATCTAGTAATACGTGGTCACTGTGGGTCAACGGTAATATAAGCGGTACTGCAACAGTTGCAGGAAATGTACATACCAACGTGGCACCATTATCAATTGGTAGTGGTGCAGGAACCACGCCAGGTTTATATTGGACCGGCTATATTAGCAACTTCCGTAAAGTATTAGGCATTGCAGTATACACTGGTAATTTCACTCCGTCTACGTCATCACTGACATCAACACAAGCATCTGGAACTAATATTACTGCAATTGATCAGCCAGTGGTAAAAAATTACAGTGTGTATTTGAATGGTGTTAACCAGTACTTGACTGCACCAAACAATGCCGGCTATGTATTTGGTGCAGCTGAGTTTACAGTTGAAACTTGGATATATGTTACAGATATAACCAGAGCTAATGCAAGTATTGTGAGTTTGTGGACCACTGCTGGCGGCAAAGCATTCCAAATGCGTACAATGAGTGGCAACATACGTGTAGATTATAACACTACACTATTTCAATCATCGCCGTCTAGTGTAATTGCAGCCAATACCTGGTACCATGTAGCATGGGTCAAATCAACTGCAAACTCTAATGTTTATCTCAATGGGTCGTTGGTTAGTTCGGTTGCAGCCCCGGTTAGTATCACAGCGTCCACTGCGCTATTGTCGGTGGGCTTTGGACTTGATGGACAGGGTACTACTTATTATTTTCCTGGCTATATTAGCAACATGAGATTGGTAAAAGGCACAGCAGTTTACACAGCCAATTTTACACCTGCCAGCGCAGCACTAACATCATCACAGACAGCTGATCAAAATGGTGTACCATCACGTGCTATTGTTGGTGCCGGCTCAACATCTTACAGCTATTCGTTTAGTGGTAGTAACTATTTGACAATTCCTACTAGTACAACATTCCAATTTGGGACAGGTAATTTTACTGCCGAAGCTTGGGTTTATAGATCAGTGGCCTGGACAGCACAAAACATATTTTTTGGACAATGGTCTGGATCTACTGGCGGTACAACTCTGTCTTGGGTGGTTTTGACCAGCAATGATACAAATGGATATGCTAGATTTGCATTATCCGTTGACGGGTCAACAGTACTAACAGATAGTGTATCAAGCTCGGTTATAGCGTTAAATCAATGGAATCACCTGGCGTTTGTTAGAAATGGCAATACGTTTACCCTATACCTAAATGGTACTTCGGTTGTAACATATTCAAGTGGTACACCCAGTCTTTATGCTGCAACAAATACCATATCCATTGGAGCATCCAGCGCAGGTACACAACCATTCACTGGCTATATAAGCAATTTTAGGATTGTTAAAAGCATAGCAGTTTACACTACTACGTTTACGCCAGCTACGGCCTCGTTGACTAACGTACAAACAGCCAATCAAAATGGATTACCATCTGCTGCTATCACCTATGCCACCGCTTACAGTGGAGCGTTTAATGGTTCGACACAGTATCTATATGTACCAGGAACCAATCCGCAATTTGCTTTTGGCACTGGTGATTACACAATTGAAATGTGGATATATCAAAATGCTCGTTCAATAAATTATGGAAATTTATACGATTCTCGACCGGCTGGAACCAGTAGCAGTGCTAGTCATCTTGGGTTTGGTGTAGATCCAGCCGGTGCTATTTTTGGCAGTACAATTTCTCTTAAAACTTGGTATCACGTTGCGCTTGTTAGAGTGGGAACATTGCAGACTGGATATGTCAATGGTGTAGCAGTCTCTAGCGTCACTGATACTACAAATTGGTTAAACGGCACTGATAGACCAATATTTGGTACAGATGGTAATGTTCCATTATCGCCTGGCTATATTTTCAACGGTTATATTACTAATTTACGTGTAGTTAAAGGAGTAGCAGTATACACTGGCAACTTTACAGTACCAACCTTGCCACTGGCAACTACACAAAGTTCTAGCAGTAGCATAGCAGCTATCACCGGATCGCAAACCAGCATGTTAACATTACAAGGCGCAGCTATAACAGATGCAAGTGCATATGTAAACACAATCACCAACGTTGGTGGCACAACAACATCTTTATTAAGTCCAACCTTACCACCAAAATACTACTATGCAAGTTTTACTGGTACTACTACTTTGAGTCTACCATTTACATCTAATTTTGTATTTCCTGGTGATTTCACAGTTGAAGGTTGGTTCTATTTTAACTCATTGCCTACTGGTTCAAATCAAGTTTATTTGGTGGGAGATTGGCAAGCTAGTTCAAACCAACGATCGTTCTTATTGGCTGTAACATACTCTGGAGGACAGAAAATAAATTTTCTAATTAGTATAGATGGCTTAACTGGAGTTGGTAGTACATTTGATCTGGTTGTAAATTGGCCAGCAGCAACTATTAATACATGGTACCATATTGCAGCGGTAAGGGTGTCGGGTTCGGTTAATATATATGTTAATGGTGTAGCACAAACAAGAACTACAAATGATATTACGACACAAACAAATTTTAACTCTGGTGTAGGCGGGCAAATAAACATTGGCGCAAGTGCATATAGTGCTGTTTATTTTAACGGTTATATGTCCAATCTCCGTATAGTAAAAGGTGTTGCAGCCTACACTGGCAACTTTACACCGCCTACCGTTCAATTATCTACTATACAAACTGCCGGCAGTAATATAGCTGCTGTTACCGGAACACAGACCAGCTTGTTAATTTTGCAAAATTCCACTATTATAGATAACAGTGCAAATTCAGCAACAATAACTAATGCTGGTGGCATTTCAATTGCCACCGACATTACACAAATTCCAGCTTATGTAATAATATTAACTGCGCAAGCAGCAACCATTGTAGACAATAGTACACTGCCAGTGTCCATCACCAATACCGGTACAGTAACCAGTATTGCAGTTAATCCATTCACCAGTACCACCAGCTTGCTAATAGCTCAGTCTAGAACTATTGTTGACACCAGCGGCGGCGCTATTGCTATTACCAACCAAGGTGTAACCGGCGTTAGCGTGAACAATCCATTTACTGCCTATGCCGGTACCAGTGTATTGACCAGTCAGTACAACGTATCAAATAATAACAATTTCTTCTCAGACAACAGTTTTAATAACTATTTAATTGTTAGAGCAGGCACTGCTACTCAAGGCTCAGTGAATCCGTTTGTAACTGGTTGGAGTTATCAATTCAATGGATCCACCGACTACTACACAGTAAGCACTGCCATTGAGTGGGCATTCTTACATAATGGCATTGAAGATTGGACTGTGAGATTTTGGGTATATCCAAGAAGCTCATCACTAATGGTTCCGCTGTCCACAACCAACGTGGCTGGGCAAACTGGAATCAGTATCGAACTTAACAATACCACCTATGGTGGTGTAACTGGCAGCATGTCTGTGGTGTTCTTTAATGCCACAGGTAGCGCCGTTACTAACCCGGCATTCAATTCAAATCCAGTAGTGGTATTAAACCAGTGGAACTACATAGCAGTCTCTTTTACAGCCAATACAAAAACAGTTGGTTTTTATATTAACGGTCTAGCAGCTGGCTCAAGCAGCTTACCATCGTTTGTGTACAATACTGCGGCGCCAACTAACACATTAAATATTGGAAGAAATCCAGCCGGAACTGCGTATTTTTCAGGATACATATCCAACTTACAAATTGATAAAGGTGTCCAGTCTACACTACAACCAATTGCGCCACTAACCACTGTGGCAGGCACCGGCACATACAGTGTATTATTCAATGGCTCTACATCTTATTTGGCAACATCAGTCTTGGCAACAAGACTTTTAACCAGTGACTATACCGTTGAGGCATGGATTTATCCTACTGCTGCTGCAACTGGTACTACATACGCTACGTCTGTCAATATACTAGGCGCCAACTCGGGAGTTACCAGTTATCAAACTTGGGGCATTACCAATGCTGGATATATCGTAGCTGCAAGAGATGGTCTCAGCTATCAGACCATAACAGCAACAACACCCAGTTTAAACACTTGGACACACATTGCATTTGTAAATAGATCAAATACAGTGACAGTATACCTAGCAGGAAACCGTGTGGGCAGCATAACTCAAACTGGAACCTGGGGTATAACAGCTACTGATACCATCATTGGTGGCTGGGGCGGAACGGGCGGAAAATTTACTGGACATATATCTAATCTGCGTATAATAAACGGACAAGGATTGTATACTGCGAACTTTACTCCATCAACATCAGCACTGAGCAGTACGGCACTTAACTTCACTTATATTTTCTCAGCATCCTATCTGATATCAGCAAATGAAGTAGCATTGCAGCTAGGCACTGGTGACTTTACAATCGAGTCATGGGTATATTATACCACAACCGTTGGACCAACTTACTTTGTTGGAACCGGATTGGGTACTGGCACATATAGAATTGGTGTTGACAATGCAACTGGCGCAGTTGTATTTTATTCAGGTAACAATATATTATTAATTACTACTCCTAATACTACAACAATTAATACATGGGCATATGTGGCTGTAGTAAGATCTGGTAGTGTGACAACCGCATATGTCAACGGTCAAGCAGCAACAAGTGCCATTGATACTGCAAACTATTCAATTGGAGTAACTGCAATTGGATCAGGGAGTGCAACAACCACATCGTCGTGGGCAGGATATATAACAAATCTTCGAATAATAAAAGGCGCAGCAATATATCGATCTACCGCTTTTACAGTTCCTACTAGCGAGCTAACATCAATAACTCAATCTACTGCGCCTTATAGCGTATACTTAAACGGCAGCAGTTATCTAACCGCTACCAGTAATAGCTTTGTCATGGGCACTGGAGACTTTACAGTAGAGTGCTTTGTATGGGTTGACCCTGCAGCCGATAGTCTAGCAGGTATCGTAACCGGCACAACTCAAACAACTTCAGGTTTTGTACTTGCACGTAACGGTGCTGGTATGGCTAATGCAAATGGCGCAGGCGCAAATATCATGCCATGGACAATACCAACTAGTACTTGGACACACGTTGCATTAACCATGCAATCTAATAGATTATTTGCTTTTATCAATGGTACTTTTATCAGCTCATTGGCAGCTACATTTTCCAATTTGTCTAACACTGTTCGATTGGGCAGTAGATACGCAGATTCTAATCCGTTTCCGTTTATTGGTTACATAAGTAATCTTAGAATTCTAAGTGGTGTTGCACTATATACCACAGTTAATTTCTTACCGCCAACAACATCATTAACTGCTATTGCTAATACAGTATTTTTAACTGCACAATCAGCTACTGCAATTGATAATAGTACCAATGCCATTTCAATAACTGCCACTGGCAATCCTGCTTTTAACAGTGGCGGCAGCTCGATCCCGTTTGGATCTACAAGTTTATTAGCTGTTGGTGCTGGCCCATGGGGTATTAACTTTACCAGTACTGGATCAGTGAACGGCACAATAACAGTTAATCCGTTTGGTGCTGGGGTTACTAGGTTATTAACAGCTAGTTCGGCCACAATTGTGGATTCTGGCTATAGTGCTTATACTGTAGTCAACAATGCAGCCACAGTGTCGACGGCGAGTCCGTTCGCAGCTGGTACTAGTTTATTAACTTTAAAAGATAGCTATGCAGTGGATCAATCAGTTTATGCCAGAACATTAACCAGGGCAGGTACACCCACTGTTGAAAACTTTTCACCATACCCGCCAGCTGGCAGTTGGTCAAATTCTGCATACGGCGGAACCGTGGTACTAAATGGTACCACAGATTATTTAAATTTACCAGCCAGCTCGTTGGTATTGGGCATAAGCAATTTTACATTAGAATGTTGGTTTTATTCCTTTGGTCTACTAACTGCACAGCCTAAATTAATTGACAACTTTATTGGTATTGCAGCAGCATTCCAAACTGGGCAATGGCAGCTGGGATTTAGTGCCACTGGACTTTTACAATTTGGTTATGCCACCGGTGTTAGTACCACAGTATATGTAACCGGAACTGTTGCACTATTACCAAATCAATTTTATCATGTGGCTGTAGTTCGTACCGGGACTGGTACAAACCAAATAACTATATATGTCAACGGAGCAGTCTATGCCCAAGGCACAATAGCTGACAGCTTTGGTGTCGCTGGTACCACTACGGGCGGCAGTATTGGTCGTCAAACCGGTAGTAATACACTATTTTTCAATGGCTATATAGGCGGTATTCGACTAGTCAACGGTACTGCACTGTACACCAGTGCATTTACACCACCTGCTGCCCCTCCGACTACGGTTGCAAATACTGCATTATTAATTGGCAATACTGTAACTTCTGCTATTAACGATCCTTCATCAAGGAGCGCGATCAGAAGTGTAGCAGGCGCAGCACAAGTGGTCAACTCAGTTTACCGGTATGGCACAGGATCTGTTTATTTTAACGGATCTAGTAACTACCTAACAGTACCCTACTCGGATGTCAAGTTTAACTTTGGTGCTGTATCTGATTTTACTATTGAATTTTGGATGCGCGCCGCGGCATTACCAGGCACAACTGCACAGTTATTTGACACTAGACCGGCATCAACTAACGGAGCGTATCATAATATCTATTTAAGCAGTGACGGAACTGTTAGATATTATGTCAGCACAGCAGACAGGATTACCAGTACAGCCAGCGCAATTGCTATTAATACATGGTATCATATTGCTCTAGTACGTTATGTTAATACCACTACTTTGTATATAAATGGCGTAGTAGCCGGTACACCATGGGCCGATACCACAGCATACGTTAGCGCAGCAATAGTGCTAATAGGTGCCAGCTACAGCGGTGGCGCAGCAATAACCAACTATTTCAACGGTTACATTGATGATTTACGTGTAACCAAGAGTGTGGCCAGATACACCGGTGCATTCACTCCACCTAGCAAGATAGTTTCTTAATAAATATACTAATAATGGAACAAACATGGCACTAACTAGAGTTTTAACGGATTTACAAGCAACATATACGCTGCCCGCAATATGTGATGACATCAGCGGCTCGTTTAACAGCAGCACTCAAATTTTTCCCTTGAGTGTTGACGAAGTGTCCATAAATACAGTGACAGATTCAAGACAAGTACAAGTGAGCATAAATGGGCAGATTTTACGTCCTTATATAGCAGAGCGTACCCTGCCTTGGAGCGTAGAATACGATATAAACGGAGATTACCGAGTAACAACAGATGGCAACCTTATCATATATAACCCACCAGAATTGGGCGACCGCGCTATGGTTACTGTAGTTACAATTGGCACATACGTACAGCGCAGAACTGCAAGTTACTCAGTCAACTTGATAGCATTTGGAGATTAAACAAAAATGGCAAAACACATAACACCAGAATATTACACGTTCACCCCGTCTACCAAGACTATCGTGATCAACCGTTACCTGCGTCAAGAGCAACTGCTACTGATCACTAACACCACCAGAAATACCGTACTGTTTAATTTCAGTGACCCTACTTATACATTGGTAAGTTTTGTTAGCATAATAACTAATAACGTACCGACTACTAGTATTGTATTGAAGTATGACACTACCAGTGTTATGCAAAGTACTGATAAGATTGCTATCCTGGTTGAAGAATCCAACGAAACTTTCCAGCCCATGGAAATTTTAATGGACCCAGTTAACAAACTGCGCATAAGTCAACCACAAGCATTAATTGACACTGACTTTGAATATTCAACACAGACCACTAAGTGGGAAAGTATTTCCCTAATAAATAATCGTCCGTTTGCCTACTATAACACCTATAATCCGCTTACTTATACTGACGTCAGTGCCGTCAATTTGAGTCGTACTATTACTGTAACTTCGACTGCTAACCCCACAGTAGGCACTCCGGTGTTCATGCAAGATACTACCTGGGCTGGTGCAGACGGCCTATTCATGGTTGACACCACTAGTGGTAGTAACTTTACCTATACGGCTAGGATCGCCTATCCCGGCACCACTGGATCAATCAACAACACCAATACCACCAACATCTATCAAGGCTATGTGTTCACCGGTGCTGCAATTGGTCTCAGTACTGTGACATTCAGTGGTACCGTTATCACTGTTACCTGTAGTGTACCGCATGGTTTGTTACTTGGAAATGAAATTGGTATGATTGGATTGACAGCCACTACATTCCCTCCAAATGGTTCTTGGACTGTGGCCACTGTGTCAAGTCCAACAGTGTTTACCTATAATGTAATTAGTACACCAACTGGTACAATTGGATATGGTAGTGCTACACTATACGTTCGTCCACAGGGTAACTTCTTACATCGTTCGTTTGACGGTGGTGTTACATTTAGTACTAATGCTATCAGTCACAACCAACAGTTAATACGTCAAACACGACGTTACTTCCGTTACCAGAGCGGTAAAGGCATTCAGATGAGCACTGGTACTTTGCTTAAACCAAGTTTAAATTTAGATGCTGTTACCGCAGTTGGCGCAACGGTTACAGTAGTCACTAAAGTACAGCACAACATTAATCCTGGTATTACTATTGCAATGACCGGATGCGATCAAGCGGCCTATAATGGCACATATACGGTTGCAACAGTACTAGATCCTTACAAATTTACCTATATAGCCACCAACAGACTTGATGCTGCTGGCTCGACCCCGTCAGTTGCAGTAGCTACTGGCTTGCCTTATTTGAGTATTACCAATTGGTATGGAGCCAATACTCGAGTGGGCATGTATGACGGCCAGAATGGTGTATTTTTTGAATATGACGGTCAGACTATATATGCAGTACGTCGCAGCAGTACATATCAAATTAACGGATGGATAAGTGTTGCTGCTGGTAGTAACAGTGTGTCGGGTATTACCCTTAATGGTGTGAGCCCTATTTTTAGTAAGCAACTTGTACCCGGCGATTTTGTAGTCATTAAAGGTATGAGTTACAAAGTAGAAACAATTACCAGTGATGCAGCATTGACAATTCAACCGGCATATCGTGGTACTGTTAACTTGACCGCAGCAGTAATTAGTAAAACTATTGACTACAAGGTACCACAAAGTCAATGGAATATTGATCGTGCAGATGGTACTGGTGTTAGTGGATTTAATCTTGATCTAAGCAAAATGCAGATGTTGTACTTGGACTACAGTTGGTATGGAGCTGGCTTTATACGTTGGGGATTCCGTGGATTAAACGGCGACGTTATGTACTGTCACAAAAGTCCTAACAACAACTTAAACTATCAAGCATATATGCGTTCAGGCAACTTGCCGGCCAGATACGAAACAAATACATTTAGCAAGAGCACACAGCTAGCTAACATACAGGCAAATGGATCTACAACACTTGGTAGCAGTGATAATATAATCTATGTAAATACATTACCAGCTGGATGGCCTACTAGTGGCGCTGGCACCGCAGTAATACGTAATGCAACAGCATACGAATACGTTAATTTTGCTGGTGTTGGTACTGCAAATATTGCAGGACAATACACAGTTAGTACATTAACTGGTGTTGTTAGAGCACAAGCTGGCGCAACATTAACATTTACTACTAACACTGCAACTCCAGTTATAACTGGTGTAAGCACCACCGGTGTGCAAATTGGTCAATACGTATTTTCTACAACCAATGCAGTTCCGGCTAACACTTATGTTGTCAGCTTTGTAGTTAATACCAGCGTGACTTTGAGTCAAGCACCGATGTCTAATGGATCAACATCGTTGATATTTTCACCAATGGCAGGCGCAGCACAAAGTTTTACATATAGTGCTACTGCTCCTGTTGCAGTTGACCTACATGCTCCGTTATTTGCTAGTACAATCAGTCACTGGGGTACGTCGGTTATCATGGACGGTAGATTTGATGATGACAAATCGTACGTGTTTACAAGAGGTATGACAACAACACTGGCAATTGGTACTGGTGTTAATAATGCAGTTATGAGTTTCCGTATTGCACCTAGTGTCAGTAACGGTGTTGCTGGATCAGCATTGGGCATACGTGAAATTGTAAACCGCATGCAGATGGTTTTGCGACAGTTGGACGTTTTCTCCAATGGTCAGTTCCTTATAACCATGATCTTGAATGGTACAGTTAGTAGTGCAACACCAAACTGGGCCAGCGTGGGTGGTTCTAGTTTGGCACAGTATATTTTCCATACGTCGGCAACTACTATTACAGGTGGCGAATCAATTTTTGGATTCTTCTTAAACACAACGGGTTCGGGATTTACAACAACTCAGCAAGAATTGAATTTGGTTCGTGATATGGGTACAAGTATATTAGGTGGCGGTGTTGCTGCCGCTAATGTGGGCGTATTTCCAGACGGACCAGACGTGGTTACTGTTATGGCCCAGAACATTGGTACTTCATCGGGTAACATATTTGCACGTATGTCCTGGACGGAAGCTCAGGCCTAATCTTGGAGATGGCCCTTGAGCTCGAGAAATTATACTAAACATTGGACATTGACTACGCAACCTGTAACCGGGTTGCAAATTGGTGACGAGTGGTTCAATCCTACTACTAATAAACTATATAAGTTTATGGTACAAAACAATACCAGTCCCGCCTGGATTGAGCTGTTCACCGGCGCTACTACGTACGGCTATCCAGGTTACTTGCCACAGTTCTATTATCAATTGCAGGTGCCTTATATTGGTCGACGGATTACAACAGCGCAAGGTGTGTTTGGTGTAGGAGTTGATGGAAACGGATTGGGCATAACACTAAACCCACAAACTACTTATAGATTCACTGCACAATACTCGTTTGCTAAAATACTTGGAGCAACCAGCCATACTGTTGCATTAAGTTTTGGCGGAACAACAACATTAAACAGCATTGGTTATAATGTAAATTATAAAGTTGGGACAACAAGTTTTACTAATATTTCATCTGCAGAATCATTTCAAATATATAATACAACTGCGGCTAGCACAGTAATTACCGCAGCAATAGCATCGGCTACCAGCTATATAGCTTGTTTCATTGAAGGAACCGTAAATGTGTCTACCGGTGGTACATTTATTCCAAGATACACACTGAGTGCCGATCCGTTAGATGCTTATAGTACACAACCTGGCAGTTATTTTAGCATATATCCAGTGTCCGCAGCAGGCTCAATGAGCGCAGGTGCATGGGGTTAACGTGTCGGACGCTGCATATCTTGTTTCTTTAAGTGATATCGAACAACTAGTTATAGATTCAGTTGCAGATGACGCTGCTGTGTGGATTACCCAGTTAGTGCAAAAAAACTGCCAGCAATTAATTGATCAGTTAGTGCATGATGCAGTTGATCGATGTCTAGCTAGAGATTTATCAATTCCTCCAACTAAGGAAGAAATTGTTAAACTGTCGGTTACCCGAGGGTGGGCAAAAATTTTGCCTGTGGAAAACAAATAAATATATATAAATTATTTAAAAGGAATTTTATGAGTCATTTTGCCAAAGTAGAAAACGGTGTAGTAACACACGTTATTGTAGCCGAACAAGATTTTATTGACACCGGGCTAGTTGGTGATCCCTCAATTTGGGTTCAAACCAGCTACAACACATATGGTGGTGAGCATAGACTGGGTGGCACACCATTGCGTAAAAATTACGCAGGATTGGGCTACACTTATGATAGTGAGCGAGATGCGTTTATACCTCCAAAACCATACCCAAGCTGGATACTAGATGAGAACTCTTGTCTTTGGTCGGCACCTGTTGCTATGCCAGAACCAACTCCGGGCATATTTCATATATGGAATGAAGAAATTCAAAATTGGGAAGAAAAGGCAGCCCCGGCTTCTGCAGAGCCAGTTGTTGCAGCGGAACCACCAATGTAATAACAGACTATGCCATTAAATTTTCCCGACAGTCCCAGTACCAACGAACCTTATACATACGGCAATCGCAGCTGGATATATAATGGACGCGCCTGGGTCGCGTCGGGATCAATAATTGGTTATACTGGTAGCCGCGGCGTTACTGGGTATGCAGGCAGTTTAGGGTATACAGGATCTGCCAGTACAATACCGGGCTATACTGGTAGTGCAGGACCTAGTTTTGTTAATATCTACACATCGGGTACACTATATGTATTTGATGGTAGTCGTAGATGGTATGCACCATATAATTTATCAGTTAACTCTATTGTGGCCAATTTAGTTACCAGTGCAGATAGTAATTTAATTTTTAGTATTAAAAAAAATGGCACAACCGCAGCCACAATCACTATCACTACTGGGCAATTCACCACTACATATTCTACGCCATTTACCATGAACAGCGGAGATTATTTAACTATTAGCATATTGCAGGTGGGTTCAACTAACAGTCCTGGAAGCGAGCTCTATGTGCAGCTCAAATACAATCAAACCAGCTAGTTTCAGCTATAAATAGTTAGATTGATCTACACTATTATTGAGTATAAATATAGTAATAGGTCTAGGAGTTTTATACAATATGGCAATAATTAGGACAGCAAAATACGGGGTACAAGTCCCAGCACTCACAGAGGATCCATATCCAAGTTCTGGAAAATTGTATTTCCAAAATGAAGCCTTTAGCAGTGCCAATTTGAGCGTGTTTTTTGATAGAACTGTTAGCTGGAGTACTACCGGAACTGGTTATGGCACATTTGGCTACAGTACAGTAACCGGTGCACCAGAAGCCTTAGGCGGCGCATTACAACTCAAAGGTGAAGTAACTTTTGTTCGCCATACCACATTCAATACTCAAGCAGTACAAAGTAATAACCTAGACCAGGCACCGTTTGCTAGTATGGATCCTACCCGCCCTATTATACAAAGCAGATACGACACGGATGGTGTTAACAACCAAGTACTTATAAGTTATAATCAGCAGACACTAGCAGCCGCAGGCGATTTATTAACTTATTATCGTCGTGTCAATGTAACTAGCGATAGCAGCATCGGATTCCCAATTCAAAATACTACGCACACTGCCGGCTATACAGGATTCCCAGTTTACAGAAACCCCAGTACTAATCATATGGTAATAGTGGCCAACTATCATGTTACTGGTTATGTCCCGGGATCAACTACTGGGGCACATTTACCTAACATGTTCAGTGCCACAGCACCAACGTTGGCTACTCAAGTTGCTGGGCAAGCGTCTGGGACTAATACGGTACAATTCTTAGGCGTAAGCAGTGTTGACGGCTTGGCCATGTTTTTAAACAACAATATTGGTAATGATTACACACAAAATATCTACAAGTACAATGACGGTAGTACTACAGCTACTAATCCGGGCACATTCACTGCTGCTCCCGGTGCCGATGGTAGAACAGGCGGAAGTGCTGGTGGTATAAGAACAACACCAACCGGTGGTACATTCCAACCCAAGTTTGCCAGTAGAACTTTTATAGATCCTAATACTAGCCCAAGTGTTACTAGTGGCCAGACTGGATTTTATGTTCCTTATTTTGATACCGCAGGGGCATATCACCCCTTCTATTTTTTATGGAACAAAACAAACGACACATTCACAAGATTTGGTAATGTCATTACAACTACTATTGCTACCCAAAATAACTATTTCTATCCAGATACAGTAACTGCTACCAGCGTAAGCAGTACAACAGGTATGCAACGTATTATCTATAACGAAAGTTTTGTTTTCAGCGGTACCAGATATCTGACTATGATGCAGTTCCACGGTGCAGGTGGTATATTTGATAGTAATGTTGCACAGCGCACGTTTATGACCTACAGCGTAAGTAGTACCGACTATACACAGACTACATTCCATAGTGCCATGACAGTTCCAGCAACACCAAAAAATATTTGCTGGTTAAATGATGCCAGAACGTTAATGGCCATTATCACACATAACTTTACCTATGTGTATAGTTTCAACAGTGCAGTAACTGGTTGGAACTTAACAGCCAGTTACAACTATCAATTTAATAGCATTGGCAGAGATAGCTTAGGGCGCATATGGGCAGTAGATCAAGGTCCATTAGCTTATGGGCGTGTACATCTGTTGTCGGGCAGTATGCCGGCTACTATTACAGTAACACCAGCAGCTACTAGTTACAACTACAGTGGTACTACAATTCCCACTACTTACTCAGTTGATGCATATGATATCAGTGGCGCAAGAGTAACAGCCAATGTGACGTTAACTTCAACAGGATCTAGTATAGTATTCTACACCAGTAATATTTTAGTAACTACCAGTGCAATTACAGTTACTACCAGTGCCAGTGCAACTACCACTGTGAACGCTGCTGTGATTAGTGCCGGTGTTAGTACAATTACTACTACTGTAACTTTATAAGGATTTGTAAATGAGTGATACATATGATAGAATCGTAGAACAACTTGATGACAATGAGCAAGTGATTTCTAGTAGAACTTTCAGATGTGAATTTTCGGGCGGCGTGTTAACCGTTGGATTACTAACCATCGATAGTGATGGCAATGAAACAATTCAACCAGGATTAAGTCAGCCATGGAAATGCATGCCAGATGGCAGCAGAGAAAATTTTGTAGATGCCGCAGATGCTTTTGCTTGGGTAGATTCAGTCGCCGGTACATTAATAAATTAAGGAAAATATTGTGGCAATTATAAGAACATTTAAACGGGCATTCCAAGCAGCGGCTGTACTTGAGGATCCAATTCCGGGCTCTACCTACATGTATTTTCAGACCGACGGTGTTAATAAAACCAGCTTAACACCACAATTTGATGTTGAGTATAACTTTGCCCCCAGTGGTGTTTTGCCTAATACAATAATTAATGCAACTGACAACGCCACTATGATCACTTACAATACATTTGGTCACCCTATTTTAAGTGGTACTGTTACGGCACAATATAACATTCATTTCAATATGTTTACTGGTGTACTAGGACTCAACGGTGAAGTTACACATGTTCGACATTTTACTGTTGCAAAAGACACCTATAGTACTAATTTAGATCATGCTCCTTTCTTTTCCATGGATCCTGCACGTAGACCGTATCCGGCATCATATTTTACAGATGGAACCAGCAGTGTTGCTATATGGACGCATTGGGTAAATAGTCCAGCAACTAACACTGCTACTGCCGAAAGCACAAGATATATTGTGATGGTAAATGGAACCAGTGCAGGTATAGCCAGCGGAACCATAGTGAATCAAAATAACTATATGAGTGCTGTAACTACTAGTTATTATCCACATGCATACCCTATGTATAGAAATCCCAGCACTGGTAATATGGTATACCATGGATTATATGCTACTGGTATTTATCCTAGTGCAGCAGCTGGATTCCATTCAGGCCAAGCATTCACTGCACAAGCAACACAATCGTCGCCTTCAACCGGCGGCAACACAAATTATACAACTCAATTTCTTGGAATAAGCGCAGTAGATGGTTTAATGATTACCATGCAGAATGGTACCACTGATGATATCAATCAACAATTTTGGAAATATAACGATGGTGCCAATACAGCCACACAGTTAAATGCTTTTAGTGCAAGTCCTGCTGCTAGCGGATCTAGTGTAGGTGGCAATAGGACAACTACACAAGGCAGCTATAAATCTAAGTTTTCTAGTCGTTGGTTTACTGATCCGTTGGCAGCAAACAGTCGAGGATTCTATGTGCCATATGTGGATACTGCTGGTAACTATGCACCGTTTTACTATCAATGGAACACAGTAACTGATGCGTTTAGTCGTAATGCTACTAATTGTACTCTCAGCTATGGCGCCAATAGTTTAAGCACATATTGGGCACCAGATGGCACTGCCCCTGCAACAATCAGTACTATATATGGCATGCAGTCGGTTTGGGCTAATGAAACATTTACTGTAGGCTCAAATCGATATTTGTTGTTTATGCAATTAAACGGCACTGGTGCTCTTGCTGATGCTGCTCCAAAATCATGTACATTCATGTGCTACAGCGTAAACGCCGGAGACCCTAGGATCTTAACATACCATAGTAGTATTCCGGTACCCACAACACCAAAAAATATTGTGTACTTGAATGATGCCTTGACTATCTTGGGTGTGTTCTGCTTAAACAATTTCTACATCTATACGTTTACTGAAGCTGCTGGTTGGACTCGTACAGCAACTTTACCATTTCAATTTAGTGCAGTGGGTAGAGATAACCTTGGACGCATCTGGGGAGTAGAACCAGGACCATTTAGATGGGGTCGTGTACATTTGATTAGTTTAACAGTACCGGTGACTATTGTAGTTACTCCCGATGCTACTACCTATACCTATACTGGTACACCAATTACTGGTAACTTGGCAGTTAAAGCACTTGATGCCAGCGGAAATAGGATTAGCACCACAGTTAAACTGGTCATCGATGGCGGCAGCATGTTGTTTGGTGGTAGTAACTACACTACCACAGTAACCACATCGGCTAGCGCAGATGTCAATGCAGCAGTCACCATTTCAGGCGGAGGCGTTAGCAATATTATTGCCAGCGTGTCGGTATGAGGGTAGATTGTGTCTGCTATACTATCCAATCTTGATCTAGTTGTCAATCGTCTCACGACGATAACTGTTGTACAAAGTGATTCCTCATTGGTCAAGACCACAGTGGGGCTCAATCTCAGTGAAACTAGCGTATTCACCCAAAGCAACATAAGATCAATATCTACAACTCCGGTATTGGCGAATGTTATAACCACAATTGGGTATGCTGGTGCTAATATTGGTCAGTCAATTTACATTATAGATGATGATGTCACTAGCATAACTGCCAACGCAAACAGTTTTGCGGTCACTGGTGCAACAACAGTATTTGGCGGGGGATTAAATTACACATATGGTAACATAGTTTCAAACGTTAGTGCATATGCAACAGTAACTTATACCACCCCCGGCACTTATACTTGGACTTGCCCTGAGGGTGTAACCAGTATAAGTATGGTAGGTGTGGGCGGGGGCGGGGGTGGCCAACAAAAAGCTGCTGGCGGCACAGGCGGCGCTGGAGGCTTAATTGATTACTATAATGCTTATGCAGTGACTCCTGGTACCAGTTATACCATTGTTGTGGGCGGGCGTGGCGCACCGGGAACCAGCGCTGGTGATAACGGAGACGCAACATATTTCATTGATGCCTCGGCAACTGCACCTGCAATATATGCAGCTGGAGGAACCGGCGGCGGCAACATGAGTTGGTTAACTGGTGGTACCAGTGGTAGTATTATCAATAGCACATATTCTTCAATTGATACGTTTACTGCACAAGACTCCAATGGCGGAACTATAACTTACAGTGTCGCTAATGGTCCAACCGGTTTAGTAATAAATGCATCTACTGGTGTAATGTCTTATAGCCAACAATCAAGTCCCTCTCTGTCTGATGGTTACCTTATTACAATTAATGCAACATCAACTAGTGGCAGCAGTATTGATAAATTTTATACATTGACATTCGCTGCTGAATCTTATTTGTACTATCTATTAGTAGCCGGTGGTGGTGGCGCAGGCGCAGATGGCTCAGTATCTGCAGCCAGTCCGGGCACAGGAGGTGGTGGTGGTGTGGTGTTGGGATCAATTGGGATAACATCGT